TTTAAAATACAAAAACTCGCTATTGTTAATATACCAAAAGAAATTGAAAAACCAGTTTCTATGTTTGTGGTAGATGTAGATGAGTCTTATTTTAAAGGTTTCAAAGCAATTAAATATCTTAATGATCTTGAAATTAAATTTAAAGACAAACTAAAAACATGGAAAAAGGAGAATAAAAAAAATGTCTAATTATAATAAGAAATATAATAAAGATGATTTTGTAACCCATAAAGCTACAATAGATTTAAGTCATGGTGGTGGTGCTTGGGATTATAAATCAAATAGTAAAGCTGTTTTTTATGACCATACTTCAAAAAAACAATTTCAAGCAACAGAATTTGCTAATTGGTTAAATAGCCCTCATATTAAAGATATGATTAATAGGGGTGCAAATCTTAAAATTGCTACACAAGATTTTGAAGATGAACAAGCTAAATATGGAGATGGTTTAAAAAGAAAAGTAATATTTTATTTTTCTGCTTTAAAAAATCCACCAGCTAAACCAGTTGATGGATTTAAACCTATTGGTCAAGCTATGCCAAGATATACTCAACAACCAATGACACAGGCTCAACCATCTGCACCAGATCATGCTGTACCAGTTGAGAAAATGTCTGATATGGACGATGAGATACAATTTTAATTATGACAAAAGAACTTATTAGCGAGATTAATCAATTAAAACGTGATCTCGCTTTTAAGAGAGAAGAACTACAAGCGATGTATATGGAACATAAAGGATTAAGTAAAAAAATAGATTCTTTAGAAAAAGAAAACCATAGTTATAAACAACAAATAAAACAATTAGAAAAAGAAGCAGAGGAGATGTTATTATACCCATGATAATTTTTGGAAAAACTATTCATAGAAAATATGTAAAAGTGATTGCAGTTGTATTATGTATATTTATATCTGTAATACTAATGTCTTGTAATAAATTAGAATTTGACCCAACAACAACTACACTAAAATATATATTACAGGAGAAGAAATGAATTTAAGCGAACAACTATATAAGAAACTAGAAGAAGCATCAAACAAGTGGGCAGAGTGGCAAAAGAAAGTAATTATTTTAGATGAGGGAAGAAAAGCAACTTTTTCTGCGTGTGTAATCAAACATAAGAAATTAGTTAAAACTATGTCTGAAGCTGAACACGAAGCTAGAATAGACCCTGAATATAAAAAAGTTGTTGAACAATATGCTGAAGCTGAAAAAGAATTAACTAAAGCTAGATACCATTATAATAACATTGATAGGTATGTAAGTTTAAAACAATCAGAGTTAAAAAGAGATTTGACTTTGAATAGTAAGGTTTAACAAAATTCTACTAACGAGAATTAGGTTTGCTCCTCTTGTTTATCAGTTAGTAGATAAAGTCATTAGGTAGCCTTAATGATTTGCTGGGGTGGTTTGCTCTCTCTTTCCACCCTAGTTTAATGTCTAGTTACATCAAAATATTGTAAGTCTGTATCTTCGTGGATTCCTGTATAAGAGTATTCAAAGTTAATTAAATCAACATCTCCTCGTTTTTTAATCTCTGCAATCATGTCATTAACTTTAGGAAAGTTTGGGTAAGTGTCTATAAACTTAAAATTAACAAAACTACCATAAGGATTGTTATTTGTTTCTAATTGTAATTCTAAATCTGTGATTACTGCATCAACTTTTATTTTGTCCATTCGGACATATTACTTCTTTTTGTTTCGGTTTAAAACCTTATCTGTCATTTTAGTTGAGAATGTTGCAGTAAATACAATAATAACTAAATACCAAACACTATCAGGTAAATCATTTATTATTCTTACCCATTCTTCAAAGTTATCTCTAGTGCTTTCAAACCAGCCTGTACTTAACATTGATATAAGCCATACCATTAATATTTCGTCTTTCCAACTTTTATCTTGGCTTTTAATTCTTGTTATATCAACGTCTTTAGCAGCTTCTATTTCTGCTGCTCTTATTGTTTTAACTTTTTCTGCTTTGTGTTTAAAATGGTCAGTTACTTTACCAACTGCTAATTTTGTAAGTGGGTTATTTAATAAACCTAAAATCATAAATAAGTATTACTTGTTAAATAAATTAATGTTGTCCAGTATAACATAAGAATTGAATAAATTAAATAAGTGAAGTTCATAGGTGCTTAATATTCCTTATTTTTTATTTTGCAATAATTCTTTCTGTAATTCGCAGTAGTGAATAATCTTATCTAAATCCTCGACTCCATTTTTTTTATCGAATCTGCAAATATACTTAATTATACAACCCTGAATAAATGATAGATTATTCTTTGAAATAAACTCGATTGGTTGGATTTTAAAGTTAGTGTAGTGGCTACCCCCTATTTGCTTGTCAGTAGCTTTCTCTGTGGCTCTCTGTGGCTTTAAATTAGACAATTTTACCTATCCAATCCCCTTTATTGTTTAAAACCATAGGAAGTAGTCTTGGAATACCATTTAAGATAACTCCACAACCTAGAATAAACCTTGTCTTAAAATTCTTGGCATAAGCAAAGGCCATAGACTTTTGATTTATTAAACAACCTACATTCATACCAAAGAATAGATTATCAGGATTAGCCCACCAAGATATTACAAACTTTGTATGATAGTGGCCTTGTACTGCTGACATACCCATAGTTTGAGATACCTTTAATACATCTGCACTTCTTCCATGTGTAAAAAAACATCTTTGGCCATTGGCCATAGTAAGAGTTAAATCATCTGTCCATTTCCATTTTTTAGTACCTAAAAAATCTCCATAATCTCTTAAAAATTCTTTACTCATTCCATGTTTCAATGCTCGTCTATAAACAAGACTAGAATGGTTACTATCTACTTCTGTAACAATCGGAAATATATCTTCTAATTCTTTTACATATTTTCTAGCTTCTGCTAATTCTTGACCAGCACTAAATAAATCTGGGTTTGAGTCATGCATAGATATTGCGTGGAAGTCTAAACTATCTCCAATATTAACTATTGTATCTGGTTTAAATTCTTTTTTAATTTCTTTTAAAAATCTGATTGAGTCTTTGTGATGATATGGAATGTGCATATCAGATATAACGAGTATTCTTTTATGATTCATACAAGTTATTGTTGTATAACTATTTAGAGAAAATGTAAAGTATTTGGGTTAGGAATACGATTGCTACTGTACCGACTCCATAAATTAACCAAGATGTAAGTTTGTCAAATTTAGAATCAATCTTATCTATATCTTCGTGCATATGTTTTAGATGATTTGTTTTTATAATTTTTATTTCTCTACTTAAACCTTTTATATGACCATACAAGGCAACAATATGCTCTCCTGTGGTTCTAGGCTTCTTACTCATTTCTTTCTCTTTTTTCTTAAATCTGTATCGTGCTTTCTTGAACCACGAACATAACTATTAACTCTAGCCATAGCCCAGCCAGACATTGGAATTTTTGGTCTTGAACCAGATGATAGCCAAGCACCTTGACCTCTACGATATACTTTTTTTAATTGTCCTAATGTGATGTTTTTTCTGTTCTTTGCTTTTGCTCTTAATGTTGAGATAACACTTGCAGATAAAGGTTTTCTTCTAACAGCCATTATTTTACTCTTGCTCTAAACATTGAAGCTGGAATAGTAGCACCAGATTTATATAAACCTGACATTTTTTTTAATAACTTTGATCTTGATGATCTTTTCTTACCTTTTAAACCAGATAGGTATTTTTTAGGTATTTTAGTTTTTTTATCTCGTGCTACTTTCCTCATTACTTTTTCTTCTTTTTTTTTTTACTCATTTTGTTTTTTTTAGATGGTCTTCCTCTTTTAGACCCATATGTTCCTTTTCCCATTGGCATAGTTTTCTCCTATTAGTTAGACATTTTTCCACCAGACCATTTAGCATCTGGTAAATCGTTTTTATATTCTCCACCTGAATATGTCAAAACTTGTTTTCTATTAGAGCCATCTTTATAAGAACAATGAATCCAACCACTATTGGGTTCTCCCTCTTTCCAAAACTCTAATATAAGTTGGTCAAAATTACAGTTGTTTTTAATCCATAAAGCTACTTGCAAATTAGATACACCAGCTATTTCAAAGTCTGCTGCTTCTCCTAAACAATGTTGTGATGTTGCTTTACTACCAATAGCTTCTGATAATTCTGGGCTTCTATATCCTGATGTGATTGTAACAGGCTTATCAAACTTTGCTCTTACAGGCTCTAATACTTCATAACAAAGATCGCCTAGATTTTTAATCTCTCCACTACCAGCTTTATTAGTTATGCCTTTTCTAGTAGCAGTTTGTGATTTTTCAAATTCTTCTAATGTAAAATGTTTTGAAAGTTGCATTTAAACCTCTTATGGTTTGGTTGGAAATTCTACTGCTTCTACTTCTTCTACTGTTGTAAGACCCTCTGTAATATCTCGTAAGTCTTGTCTATATGTTTTAAATCCAGCAGATAATGTTGAGCCTTTTTCTTTTGCCATGATTACTTCCCAATCACTAGCTTTTAAAAGGTTATCTCGTCTTTGTCTTAAATCTGCCATAGCTCTATCAAAAGCACCATCATTCCATGATTGTTCTTCAGCATCTCTTTGTGCTTCTTCTTCTGCTGTAAAGGGTACTATGTTCCCATTTATATTGTGATGTCTTGGCATAATTATTTATACTCCTTTGTTAAAATTTATGCAATACCATAAAGGCAAATATCTCCAGCATCTATGTTGCCAGAATTAAGTTTGAACTGAATTGCATTAACTGCTGACGTTATATTTCCATATCCAGCCATATAATAATTAAATGCTCCATTAACACTTCCCTCATGATAAATTGATGAACTAGAACTAATATAATGTTTTACAAAAGTTGTGCTTGATGGATTAAATATTCTTAAAGTTCCTGAAATTGAACTATCATTATCTGCATTTTGATTTTTAGATATATCTTGAAAAGATGTAGATTGTGCTAAATCTCCAGAACCCCAATATACTACTTCATTACCAATATTTGATCCACTTTCTCCATTAGACGCATAAAAAAAGGTTGATGTTTTAGTTACATTATAATTAGAACCACCATCGGTACTCATGTTAAATTGAAATGATTTACTATTTGCTGATGGATGAATATTATTAAAAGTAAATAAATATTCCTTGTAAGTATTATCAAGAACAACATCACTACTTCCATCAACAAAAGATAAAGTAGCAGAAGCACTAGCTGTTAGCTTTTTAATAAACACCATGCTACCTAAAGAACTAATGCTACCAAAAGCAGTTGCGTTTTTTACTCCATTATTATTTAGTTTAATAATTGACATTAGCTATCCTTTATTCCATAGAGTTTGATTGTACCAGCATCAAGATTTCCACTTCTCATTTTGAACTGAAATCCTGTTAAGGCAGATGTTGTGTTAAAATAACCAGCAACATGACCACTATTAGATGATCTATCTGCACCATTTTCACCCATAAAAGTTGTTCTTGAAATAAAATGTTTAACAAAAGTTGTGTCAGATGGTGCAAAAATTTTTAAAGTTCCTACAATAGAACCATCATTATCATCACAAGGATTTGATCCAGTTGTTAATTGTTGAAAACCTGTTGCTTGTGCTTCATCAATACCACTATATCCCATTTGACCACTTCCACCATCTTCTTCATGCTCTGCATAAAAAGCTGTTGAGGTTTTAACAACATTATAATTAGAACCATCAGTTGTTGCATTAAATTCTAAATTTGCATTTGCTGATGGATGTATGTTTATAAACTTAAACATATAAATAGGATATGTGCTATCCAAAACTACATCTGAACTTCCATCTACGAATGACATAGTTGCACTACCACTAGCAGTTAAAGTTTTTATAGGTACTAAATTACCACTTGATAATGCAGTAGAGGTTACAGCACTTATGCTATTGTTGTTGTATTTAACTAATGCCATATAATTTTATTACTCCACTATCTATGTTGCCAGATGACATTTTAAATTGAACTGCATCAATAACAGATGTGGTATTAAAATATCCAGCTACAAATTCATTTCTTGCATAATTATAAGAAGATTGAACACAGTTTCCTTTATGTAAAAAATGTTTTACAAAAGTAGTTGAAGATGGATTAAAAAGTTTAAGTTCTCCAACAGCACTACTATCATTATCATTATTTATTTCAAAATTTAAGATTTGAAAATTTGTAGATTGTGCTAAATCTTCGCTTGTTCTATATCCTAATGCTGAACCTGAATTATCTTCTGCATGATAAGCTCTAAAAACAGTTGTTGTTTTTATGACATTATAATTACTGCCTGTATCAGAACTACCATTAAAAGTTAAATTAGCACCATTAGTAGCTGGGTGTATGTCATAAAACTTAAACACATACTCATCATAGGTGCTATCAATACCAGATGTAAAAGATATTGTAGATGAACTTGATGCAGTTTGTGTAGAGATTAAAGTCATTCCACCACCACTTATAGAAGCTGGTAAAGATGTTATTGCTGATAAGGAGTTGTTGTTAGCAAAGTTAAGAGCCATTTAAACTCCTATGGTTTTTCTGGAAACTCAACAGCTTCAACTTGTTCGACTGTTGTTAATCCATTTGTTATATCTCTTAAATCTTGTCTATATTGAGTTTGCTCTGCTGTCATAGTATGATCAGATGCACCCCACCAATCTGTTTCTGCTAACTTTTTATTTCTATCTTGTCGTAAGTTAGCCATTGCTCTTTCAAATGCACCATTATTCCATGTTGTATTGTCTACATTTCTTTGAGCAATTTCTTGCTCTGTCATATCTTGAACAACACCATTAACTAATTTTTTCATTTATAAATTCT